CGCCTCCGAAAGTTATCCCTGTTTTAGAGATACCTCCCGGGCAGGGGCCCGCAAGACAATTGTCACAGGCCTCCCCATCATTGTTGGACACCGGTGGACTGGTCACATCAGATCGAATCTTCGGAAGATGAAGGTTCGAATTGATGCGACCAGACCACTCCGAGAGAGAGCGATAGGACTTGTAGAAGTCCTGAACGCGTTCTCTCTCGCTTGGGCATCCGTGCAGTCCGCCGAGTCGCAGCCCGTGGTCTTCGGACCAGGGACTCGTGCGACCCGACTCGCTAACTTTCTTGCGAAAGTTATCAAGTCTTGGGTTGAAAACCCGGCGAACTGCTATAAGGTCTACAAGGCCTATTGCGACTGGGCGCTTCTAACTGCATGCGAGAACATGCATTGGAAGTCCCGTCCCATGGCCTTGCAGTTCCTCGGAGCGAGGTCGGAACTCCATCCGCCAGATTTCTCTGCGTTTGGCTCTTCCGAATTCGCTCTTCTGCAAATTTCATCGGTTAAGAGGTCCTTCCCTCTCCCGACGGCCAGTATGATCAAGGCTTCCTGGGATTCTTACCAGGAGACCTTGACCCAGGCCTTCGAGATAGATGAGGGCCTGCTAGCTGAGGCGACAGAGTGGGCTTCGGCCGCTTACGATTCGATGGATTTCGATTCGTATCCGGACGTCTCCTGTCTGTCGCTCCCGCTGAATGCTTCGGCCACGATCGAGTCGGGGCTGAAGTCCGGCGGAAAGCTAGCGCACGCGAAGAGAATCTCAGAACGTGAACCGGACTGGTCCCTTCCGGGACCAGGGCTCGGCTGCGTGTCGGAATATGGAGAGTGGATTCTTCCTGAATCCGCCCTCACAGACGACGTGCGCCGAATCCAGCGAACCTTGTACTGGTGTCTCCACGAGGGAGTCGAGCAAGGATTCTTGCTCCACTCTCCGTGGAGGGCCACGGACAAGATTCGCGATGTCCGGTACTCTCCCGTTCTTGAGCAGGGTGCGAAGGTCCGCCCGATCACAGTGAACCATTTCTGGTTCGCCGTGCTCGCGCAGATGCTTCGCCTCTGGTTCTTCAAGTGCCTTTCGATGAACCCTGAGATTCCCTCCCTCGGCTCCGAGGCCGAAGGCGGAGGATATGATATCATCCGCTTTCTCTCGAAGCCGCTGGAGGATGGTCTGCCAGACGGCTGGGAGATCAACTCTCTGGACCTTAAGTCCGCGACCGATACTTTTAGTATCGAGCTTTCGCGGGCAGTGTCCGAGCCTTTTCTTCAAGAGGCTCCGGACCTGCTTAAGGCCCTTTGGGAGATCTCCCTCCGTCCGGTTCGTGTCAACGGACCAGAAGGGAAGAGTTTCGTCACGAAGCGTGGCATCCTTATGGGTGACCCCGCCTCGTGGTCGATCCTTAACCTCCATAACCAGTTCCTCTGGCACTTCGCCGGATACCGCCGTAACTGGCGGCCTGGTGACGAGCTCGAGGTCGACCCTGAAGAGCGCACTCTGACGGACAAGTTCTGTCTCAGGTGCGGTGACGACCAAATCGCCGCCGCCCCTGAGAGCCGCTGCCGGCAGTTCGAGTATTTACTCGAACTGGTTGGCTGCAAACTGTCCATCGGAGCGCACATGGCTTCGAAGCGGTACTTCTTCTTTACGAAGAGTATCCTCCGCCTCGATCCCGTCCCAGGGACCCGACCTCAGAAGTGGAAGATTGTCTATCGTGACATCTTCCCTCCGAGGATGGTCATGGGGGCCTCGGTGACGAAGTCCACCGACCGGTATCTCCCTTCCTTGTACTCCAGAGGATCCGCTGCTTGTACAGCGCTCTTCTGGTTTCCTTGGAAAGAGAGGCACCTGGTCGCTCGGATGCCAAGGATAGTTATTAATTATAACTATTCCTGGATCCGCCTCGTCGCCTCGGCTGGTCTTCCCCCCTTCTTGCCCCGTTGGCTTGGTGGTGCCGGTTTTCTCACCGGCGACTGGAAATACTCCGTTAAGTCGAAACTCGACCAGAGGTTCGTGGCTGAGGTGACTCGCCACGACGTCTCGTTCGGGGCTCGACTTCTCTTCGAGATCTCGGCCTCGGTGTGGAAGCTTTCGTTTCCTACACCGGGCAAGTTCCGTAGGATGTTGGAGGTCGTGTACCTCCTATCCCCAGAGATGTTCGGAATCGCTCGCGAATTCGAACCTCTCCCGGGAGAACCCTTCCTACGGTTCTACCGTTCCGAGCTCCCGATGATCATCGCTGACACAGAGGGCAACCTCGAGCTGACGAAAGACGTCTCCGCTTCGGAGGGTATTTCGTTAATCGAGCGCCTCTCGTCCTCGATCTTCGACTGCGGTCCGCTTTCGGTACCCTCGCTCCGAGAAATCGGAATGAGATACCGGAAGGTCGTCAAGGCGGTCCTGACCCCTTTCAAAGGCTATCGTCTTCGAAAGGAGTGGGACCCTGACGTCTTGGACAGCTTCCGTCGAAGGATGAAGACGTGGCGTGTCACCGAGGATTCCATCGAATCTCTTCGATGGGAGTTGGAGATCGGTGGCTTCAAAACCACCTTTCCACTTCGAACGTCCTCGAACCTGGGTCACCAGACCCAGTTGGTCCCGTCGGCTATTCCCGACGAGGTCGTCTTCGAGAACCGCTCGAATAAACTGATGCGGACATACATCCGCACCATCCAGACTATCAGACCGCAGTTGGCGAAGCGGATAGCTTCCGCTGACGCCAACGAGATACCGTAGGATGCCCACGGTACTAACTCTGAAATCCCTTCCG